AGGTGTTAATAGCGTGCTGCACATTGTCGGCAACCGTTTCTCTTGCGAGCTTCAACGCTTCGCGCAGCCTCTCAATTTCCGCCACCACAAAAGCCGCTCTCTCATCGGTCAACTCCTCGATGGCGGCCACAAGACGTTCGCGTTCTTCCCGCATCTCGGCAATCTGGGCTTCAAGTTGTGTGATGCGCGTCGCTGCTTCGTGGCAGGTTTTCCCTGCCGGGTACAAGGTGTACTCTAAAGCGTTTCCGTTTTCATCCCTGCGACATGGCCATTCAAACTTGAAGTTCTCTGGTACCCACCGCAGCTTCTCGACCAGCGGCACTGCTTCCGGCTGTTTCAAACTCATCCGTACTTCCTCCGAAGGTAGTTAATAGAGATAGGCATTTCATCGAAAGCACCATCCTTCACATCGTTCAACATCCACACTCCACGCCATGATTGATTAGTCTGAGGGTTCAGATATTCCTCATCGTGCTGGTAGAAGATACCCGCAAAGATACCAGTCATAGCTTTCCCATCTGCCCTACGAGAAAAGGCTATGTCCCTATCCTGCACATGACCCATAACACAACTCATGTGCTTCTTGTTAAGCATCAACCTAGCACTGCTCACTGGTCTACCCATAACGCCACTAGTAAAGAAATGGCTATAGGCAACATCATCAATTGTAACAACGTCAAGAAAATCATAAACCTCCCACCCTTTCAAGTTGAAGTCTTCAAACCCTATCAGTCCTTCAAGCATAGCATCATCGTTAATAGCCCGAGTAATCCTATTCTCGTGGTTGCCCAGTGTAAACACAAGGCGAGGGTTCCATATCGGTTTCTTGTTCCTCCTAAGCCTTTCCTGTTCTGCCAGTATAGGGGCCATGAACACATCCATAGCAGCGTTCCCTGCGTCTATGTCTGCTGTGTACCGCCTGCCTTCAAAACTCTTCTTTCCTTTGTCGTATGAAGACAGAGAGGGCATGTCCCAATGATCGCCAATGTGAACAATAACATCGGGTTTAGTTGCTACAGCGTACTTACCAGCCCACCCTAAGTGCTCCGTGCTATCTCCGGGTTTCACCTGCGTGTCAGGTATAACCATGTGCCTAATCATTTGCTTCTCCTAGACCTTTCTCCCTTGGTTTTCTTTAAGTGGCAAGGCTTACAAATCAATTGCAAGTTATCCTCTTCACAAAACAACCGCTCTACAAACCCCGGAAGGTCATCGAAAGTTTTGAGTGAGCCAGCAGGGTTGATGTGATCCACTTCAATTTGTGAATTGGGGAACCACCCACGGCAAGCCTCACACTGATACTCAAACCTCTTACTCCCTTTCTTTATCCTCCTGTTGTTAATCTTTACTTGATGCTTTACAGGGTAGCGAGTGAAAGCCCTGCGTAGTGTGGAGCGGATGAATCCGAAGTACCTCGATTCTGTCCACTGCCCGCCAGCCCTAGTCCTTTCTACCCTTCTTGCCATAGCCTGTCTCCATCGAACATCACTGGCATACCACTACTGTCCACCTCCCTGATCATCCACAATAAACTACCCTGTTCCGAGAAATACTCGATGGTTGATGAGACACTCAAGCCCTCAGCTTCTCCCCAGTTGAGGTAGGCAGAGCGTACAACTTGCAGTGCATGTTTCCACTCTTCCGTACTACTCATCAGCTTCTTAGCTGTAGCCTTCCCGATTCGACTACTCCTTAGCTCAAGCAACTTCCTGTAGCTATCTGTGACATAGGGTAGGCCGGGTATGTTATCAACCGTATCCCCTGTCAACATCTGAAACAGGAAGTGCCTCATAGCTTGGTTGCTGCTCACCCAGTAGAGCGAGGACTTCATGGGGTTGTAGTGCCACCCCGGTGTGTTGTTCAAGTCCTTGTCCGGCGAAGCCAGAATACAGCTAGCTTGTTCCGGGTCTTTACCGCTCTCCTTATAATCCTTATAAAGCAGGATGCTTGTCTGGTCATCTGCCTCCATCCCATCAACCTTGGTTGCACCGTGCCTGTCACACAGGAAGTTTACAATAGGTTTGTAGTTACTGGGTTTCCTAGACTTCCTGTTAGCCTTGTAGTCAAGAGCAACTTCATCCCTGAAATTGCCCTCACCCTTGATGTATACAGAGTATGTGTCACACCCTGTATCTTCCAGCATCTTTTCGATGCGCTTGTTCACCAGATGGAAGGCGTGACTGTCATCCTCCCCCTCTGCCGAGAAGCCACAAGCGAAAATCATCTGGTCACCATCCACTATTAAGTGCATTAGAACAGGTCTTCCTCATCTTTAGGTTTGCTGAATGCTGCCTTCTTCTCTCGTTCTGCTTCGAGGTCAGACGCAGAGTTGGATTCGTTCTGGTACTTCTCCCGCAAGGCTTTCATTGACTTATAGATTGTATCTGTATGCTCAATCCACAGTTTGTAAAAGTCTGCATCAGCTTCTGGCGACAACTGACCACGGGACATCAACATCCCCATAACCTCCATAGCTAGATTGGAAGCATGACCAAGCTCAACACCAAGGTTGCTGAACCCACGGCTCTGTGCCCCGCTCTTACTGCCCACATCACCAGACCCTACAATCTTGCACTTGTTAAGGTACTTACCTCCCTTGGCTTCAAAGCGAATCTCGTCCCCTTTCTGAGGGAGAGGGTTGGGTGCCCATTCCTGCTTAGTGCCATACCAGTTGCCATTGACGAGGACAGAAAACTTATCAAACTTCGTACTCACTGCCTCAATAACACCTTGTTCCATAGCCATATACTTCTCCTGTTACAAGTTTACTTGCTGCTTTCCCTTCCTTGGATGAATATTATAACACGACCCTCATGGTGTGTCAATGAGTTTCTGACCAATTGTTCCCCACGTTGTACTCCCCAGTGAGGGGTACACGCAAACCCAGTACCTCACCAGCCTGTGTAATACTCTCCACTCCAATCTGCCCTAGCTTGTCAGCATCATCTGCTTTGCACTCCCACTGTTCTTCATCGTGATACCTGATAAGACCGTATGCCGGGTGGGCTAATTCACTCTTTGCTCTGGCATCAGCGATAAGCATAGCGTACTTCATCACAATAGCGCCAGCAGACTGTAGCTTGCTGTTGAGTAGAGAGTGCTCAGACCTAGTGGTGATAAGTCTGCCATCCAGACCTTTAATGTACTTCTTGCCCAACTCATTCCACTCACTATTCAAGTAGGAAATCAATTGTGTTAGCCCAGTGTTAGCTTCCCAAAACTCATTATACCACTTCTCTGCTGTAGCTAGCGGTACGTTCAGAGAGGATGCAAGTGTCGGTGGCTTGGCACCATAAGTTACAGCATACTTGAACGTCTTAGCCACCGCCCTAGAGGGTAGCCCCAGAGCCTCCTGATTGCGTGTATGTACATCACCTTCCATCAACTCGTTAGCGTAGGCTTCGTCAAACGGCTTAACGTAGTGGGCTTCCATGCAAGCCTCAAGGGATGATGCGTCCCAACCCACCATAACCTTGCCCGGAGAGGCAGTAAACAACTCTCGCATTTGACTCCCCCAAGCACTCCCTACTCTAGGTATGTTGACAATAGTGCGATGACGGAATCTCCCTGTCGGTGTGCCTAGCGTATCTGCATCAGCGTGTATCCGACCTTTCTTGCTAACCTTTGTCAACAGTCCAGTGCCTTTATCTGAAAGGAGGATGTTCTTCCTAGATCGTGCAACCAGAAAGTCTTGTATGTCCAACACCTGAGCATCATCCAACACACTCTTCAAATTAGGGCACACTTCCTTTGTAACCCTATCTGACAGCATTGGGCCAGACTTCTCCCCTTTGCTGTTAGTGTTCCACATTGTAGGTTCCCACCCCAGAGCCATGAGCCACTTCTTCAATTCAATCTGATCTTTCAGAGTTAGCTTCTTGGTTGTTTTTACTGGTTCTGTTAACGGCAGCAGGCCGATGACTACGCCAGAAACCAGCATTGCTTTTGGCTTTCCAGACATAGAGAGGCTAACTCCATTCCTACTGCACCACTTCTCCATAGCTACAGATACAGTGCCGTCTTTCTTTAGCTGCACTTTTGGCGGGTAGTCTAGCTTACTCTCAGGCAGTTTTACTTCTGGCAACCACTCGCTTGCCTCATGCTCACAATCATCTATACATACCTGTAGTGTGTTTACCAGCGAGGTTGCTTTAGCTGTGTTAAAGGGAAACCCTACTTCCTTTTGCTTTGTAATGATGCGCCTTACTTGCTGCTCAACACGCAAAGGTTTTGCCAAAACGCCTCCTAGTGACATATATTTAAGGCACAGTGAGCCAATGGCACCCTCTACTCGCTCTGTAATCTCCAAATCCCTAAAGAGATACTCGCCTAAATCTTCAAGAGGTGCATTGTCATAGTCTACTTCCAGCTTAGTGAATGTAGGGTCAATGTCTTTTGCCCAACTGTCAAGGCTATGGCTGGCCCTGTCAGGTGCTATCATTTTTGACACAAGGTAGAGATCAACCAGCTTTACACCCTTAGCTTCAAGCATAAGCGGTATGTTTTTGTACAGGCATTTGCTAAGGATAGGGAAGTCAAACCCTTCTCCATTGAACGTGTACACAACATCCCCTTCTCTAAGCTCATCGAACAGCAGGGCTTTCAAATCAATGACGCTGCTTGTTTTACGGTTTACTCCATCTATCCTCCACCCTGTAAGCCTAATACTCTTGTGATCCATCGTTGTCTCGATGTCAAGATATACCTTTCTCATCTTCTCCCTCCGGGGGGTTGTCTGTTTCAAGGTCAAAGTGTTCAAGCCTGCCAGTGCTGGCGTTATACTTCAGTGTATCACACAATCCAGTGAACCCAAAGGTTCTGTTCTTCAGCAAACGTACACGAGAGAAGTCCCTATCCTCCCCCTGCTGATCCCTCTCCAGACCTACTACAGCCCATGAGTATTGCTCGAGTGAGGCAGACCCGCGAAGGTCAGACAGTTCCACCTCACCACCCTTGGCGAACGACTTGTCCCCGCTTGGCCGCTTCAAGTGCACTACCTGTATCAAGCCTACACCCGTTTCAACTACTAGCTTACTTAGCTTATCCATCAGGTGGTCAATAGCCTGCCTTTCGTTAGTCTCTTTGCTTGCAGCTACAACCATTGACAAGTGATCCAGTATAATGAAGTCACACTTCTTGCTTTTTGCGTAGTAGTTAAGTCTGTTAATCAGATTGTCGCTGTTCAGTCCACCGAAATGTTTATAGAAGAACGTCTTCCCATTAGCCACCATCTTCTCGTAGTGCGGCTGTACATCCTCTTTCGGTGGCGGGTTGAATCGAAACTTGTTCACCGGAATGTCCATGTCCAGAGCTATCATGGCCTGTGCTGTTACATTCATCTGATCTTCCAGCGCTACGTTAGCAACGCTACACCCTTGCTCAATCAAACTCTTGGCCATCTCCCTGCAAAGTGTACTCTTTCCTACTCCGGAGCCGGCGCACAAGGTTACAATCTCTGCCCTTCTAAGGCCATGCAGCTTATCTTGCAAGCCGGGGAAAGGTATGGT